TGCAGAACTAAAAAAAGAAAATCCAAATGCAAATACTAATGGCGTTAAAAGTAGATTTGCTGAAATTATTTCTGCACATACACCTAATGACATTAAACAACAAAAAGAAATGTTTTGGAAAGAGTTTCAAAACTGTCGTTTTTCTTGTTATGATAACAAGTATGGTCAATGTGAACAGTATGATTTCAATATTAATTTTAGAGATATGGGTATTATTTTAAAAGACCCTACAAGAGCATTTACAGAACAAGTAAAAGAAAATCAGTTGAGTAAACAAGATTTTAAATGTGCTGAGTCAAAAGTAGATATTGACATGAGTGATTCTGATGCTGACCATATTATACCACATGATAAAGGTATATTAGATGGTGGCGTCACATTGTCTGAAAACTGTCAAGTATTGCTAAGAAAAATTAATAACAAAAAAAGCAATAAAATGGCGGCATAGTCTTGACATACAAAATTTATGTGATACAATGTATTTACATATAAATAAAGATGAGTGCTATTCATAAGACACTCGTCAACTGCAACCAATAAGACCTATCCTGTTGCAGAACATAAGAGTTTTTTTAGGGGTTCTCTATAAAAAACCCTTAATATAAATAATAACGAGTTGCCTTAGGGGACTCAAATTTTAATCTTGCTTAAAGAAGGAGATAAACATGAATACTTTAGCAACAATAGACAGAAATCGTCTAACCCCTTTTACAGTTGGTTTTGATAGTTTACTAGATAGACTATTTGATACTGACACTCATTCAACTGGTGGGTTCCCACCTTACAACATCATAAAAAATGATGAGTACAATTATCAGATTGAGATTGCCTTAGCAGGTTATGACAAGAAAGATATTGAGATTGAATTAAAAGAAGGAACTTTAAGTATCTCTTCTAAAAAAATAGAAGATGATATAAGTGAGAAAAATCTAGTACATAAAGGTATTTCTCATAGAGGTTTCAAACGAACTTTTACTTTATCTGATGAGATGAAAGTGAAAGGTGCAAAAATGGAAAATGGAATGTTATTCATTGCATTAGAAAGAATTGTGCCTGACCACAAAAAACCTCAAATGATTGAAGTAAAATAATTTTAATCGGTGGGGTTGACAAGACCCCACCTTTACTATATAATGAAAGCATTAAATTATGAAAAAAATTGACTTAGTAAATTCACCACCACATTACAATCAACAAAAAGTTGAATGTATTGATGCAATACAATCTGCCACTGACGATGGTTTTGAATTCTACCTTCAAGGTAATATTTTGAAATACATCTGGCGTTACAGATATAAAAATGGTGTTGAAGATTTACAAAAAGCACAATGGTATTTGAATAAACTTATTGAAGTGAAGGAAAATAAATAATGAAATTATCAACTCAGACTACTGAAGTTCTAAAAAACTTTAGCACAATCAATCAAAACATTATGATTCGTTCAGGCGATACTTTAAAAACAGTATCAGCAATGAAGAATATTGTAGCAACTGCAAAAGTACCTGACAACTTTGTTAGAGAAGTTCCAATCTATAACTTAAATGAATTTCTATCTGTACATAGTTTGTTTAGTAAACCACTATTAAACTTTGATGAAAAGTTTCTAACTATCTCAGAAGATGGTGGTTCTTGGAGTTGCAAATATCACTATTCTGACCCTTCTGTTATCGTAACAGTTGACAAAGATTTAACAATGCCAACTGTTGATGTTGAAGTTGTTTTTACTGAGTCTATTATTAAAAAAGTTAATAATGCATCAGGCACTCTTGGTGTAACAGATTTAGTTCTAACAGGTGTAAAAGATAAACCTGTTGAGTTAAAAGTAAAAGACAAAAAGAATTCAGCATCTAATAACTTTGCAATTAATATGGGTGCAAATGCTGAGGCAGATTTTGAGTTCTATTTTAAAGTAGAAAATTTAAAATTATTACCTGGTGATTATGATGTTCAAGTATCCTCAAAAGGCATTAGTTTTTTTAGACATAAAACATTAGATGTCACTTATTTCATAGCATTAGAACCAGAGTCAACTTACAAATCATAGGAGAGTTTAATGAAAGAAACTTTCTTATGGGTTGAAAAGTATAGACCTAAAACTATACAAGATTGTGTTCTACCTGCAAATATGAAAAAGACTTTTTCAGAATTTGTAAAAAAAGGCATACCAAATCTATTACTAACTGGTGGTGCAGGTGTTGGTAAAACAACTGTTGCCAAAGCAATGTTAGATGAAATTGGTTATGACTATATTCTTATCAATGGTTCAGAAGAGTCAGGTATTGATGTTCTTCGTAACAAGATGAAAAACTTTGCATCTACAATGTCACTAGAAGGCAGTAGAAAGTTTATCATTATTGATGAGGCAGATTATTTAAATCCTCAATCAACACAACCAGCACTTCGTGGTATGATAGAAGAGTTTCACAAAAACTGTGGATTCATTCTAACTTGTAATTTTAAAAATAGAATTATAGACCCTTTACATAGTCGTTGTAGTGTAGTTGAGTTTAATATACCTGCAAATGAGAAACCAACACTTGCTCAAGAATTTATGTCTAGTGTTGAAAATGTTCTTACAACAGAAAATGTTAAATTTGATAAACGAGTTATACAAGAACTAATCATAAAGTTTTTTCCTGATTGGCGAAGATGTTTAAATGAATTACAAAGATATTCAGCATCAGGTCAAATAGATGGTGGTATACTTGTAAATCTTTCTGAAAAGAATATGAAAGATTTAATTTTGTTTATGAAAGAAAAAGATTTCAAAAGTGTTCGTAAATGGTGTGTCAATAATTTAGACAACGACCCAACACGAATATTTAGAAAAATATATGATAATTTATATAATTATTTTGATGGTGGTCATTCTATTGCGACTTCAGTATTAATACTTGCAGATTATCAGTATAAGTCTGCCTTTGTTGCAGACCAAGAAATAAATTTACTTGCCTGTCTCACTCAGATTATGGGCGAGTGTAAATTTAAATAGGAGATATTATGAGTGAAAATGAAAATAAAGAAGTAGATACTGGTTTAAAAAGCACAACAGGTTCTGACTCAATGAGTAAACTTGCAAAAGATATAAGCATGGCATTAGTTACAAAACCTGCTATATCAATGTTAGAAATATTCTTACCATCATATGTAACTGATGAGATTAACGAATATCTTGAAGAGAGAAGAAAAGAATTACCAAGTTTTGCACAAGAACTTGTTGGTCAAATTAAAACTCACAAAGACTCTGCACAATTAGATATGGATATTAAAAATCATGCACAACCAAAAGGTTTAGCAACTTTATGTGAAGGGTTTTGTCAAACATATTTACAAACTCAAGGTATTCAAGTAGCAACACCAAAGTGTGTTTCTATGTGGAGTGTTCATAGTTATGAAGGTGATTACAATCCATTACATGACCATGGTCTAAAAAGTATAATGGGTATGTCTATGATATTATATTTAAAAGTACCACCTCAGATAGAAAAACTACCAGGCAGTGTTTCAGACTTTGAAAGTGGTAGTCACAAATTAACTCTAAATGATGCCACTGGTCAAACAGATGGATTTACTTTTTTCAGTTGGGGTGCCCATGGTTCTCAAGATTTAAGAATGGGTAGATGTGTACAAGAGGCATTTGTAAAACCTGAAGTAGGTAAATTATTAATGTTTCCTAATTGGTTAAAACATGGTGTATCACCTTTCTATGGCGAAGGTGAAAGACGAACTTTATCTGCTAACTTTGAAATTGAAACATCACAAGCAAGTATTATTAACGATACTAAGCAATACATCTTAGGCAAACCTAGAGGTGCAAGGACACAAACATAAATGTATGAACTGAAAGAATATCTTAATTCTATAAATCATACAAAACAAAACTTGATGGACAGTGAAGATGAAGGGTATGAAAAAAAATATCCTTCGTTCATCATAAATAAATGTCTTGCACCACATAACGATTGTTTAATGTTAGTTAACGAAATGAATCGTTATGCGACTTTAGATAAAAAATTGCAATATGATTTTTTAATAAATACTATTGTATCTAGAAAAAGATATGCATCTTGGTTAAGACCAAGTAAAACGAAAAACTTAGAGTATGTAAAAGAATATTATGGGTACAGTAACTCCAAAGCAAAGTCTGTTCTTGACATACTAAATGATGAACAACTTGAGTTTATCAAAAGTAAATTATTTAAAGGTGGAAGAAAATGAACGAAGCATTATGGACAACAGACAAAATGCTAGAGGTTTCACTGAAAGAACCCGATGACTTTTTAAAAGTCAGAGAAACACTATCACGAATAGGTGTATCTTCACGAAAAGAAAAGAAACTCTATCAATCTTGTCACATATTACACAAACAAGGCAAATACTATATCGTACACTTCAAAGAACTATTTGCACTTGATGGTAAAGAACACAACATAACAGAAAATGATATAGGCAGAAGAAACTCAATCGCAGGACTTTTACGAGATTGGGGTTTAGTTTGTTTTGATAACGAACCTGAAGTTAAGGCACCGTTATCACAGATTAAAGTAATATCATTCAAAGAAAAAAATGAATGGGATTTAGAACCAAAATACAATATTGGTAAAAAGAAAGAAGACTAGTGGAAAAGTTTAAATCTTTTATCACAGAACAAAAAGACGAACCGTATAGAATGGTTGTTCTCATACATGACACAAAAGATGAACCTGATATTACAGGTAAAAGAATAAAAGAAGAGGCAGATAAACAAAATCTAGAGTGTTATAGAGTAGAACTTGATGGTGCATATTCTACAAGAGTAGAAGATAAAAGATATATTCATTCTAGAAAAGATAAAAAGGGGTTTTTAGTTGACCCTAATAATACTATGGTCTTTGTTAGAGGTTCAGTAACAGATAAAAAATCATGGTCTGATTTGGTAACACAGTTTGAAAGAGATAATATTGTTTGTGTAAATTCTAGACATTGTTTTGAAATATGTAGTGATAAATTTAGAACTTCTTTATTTTTAGCAGACAATAATTTTAGACAACCTAAAACTGTTCTTATAAATCATAAAGAAGATGCTATACAATCTTTTAAAAGATTAGATACAGATTTTCCAGTAATACTTAAAACATTAGAAGGTTCTATGGGTATAGGTGTTATCATGGTTGAGAATGAAAGTGCCTTAAATGCAACAGTACAACTATCGTACAAACTTGACCCTAAAACAGATTTACTTTTACAAGAATACATTGAAACTGATTTTGATGTAAGAGTGATTGTACTGAATGGTCAAGTGCATGGTGCTATAAAAAGACCAATAGCAAAAGATGATTTTAGAAGTAATGTTTCACAAGGTTCAATACCAGAGTCTTTTGAATTAACAGAATTAGAAAAACAAGAGTGCATCAAGGCGGCAAAATTAGTTGACGGCATTTGGTGTGGTACAGATTTTATCCCAGGTAAAGATAGAGAAAAAGATAAACCTATTTTTATTGAGATAAACTCTTCACCTGGAACTGAAGGATATGAAAAAGCAACAGGTGAAAATTTAGTCAACGATGTGATTAATCAATTTAAAAATAAAGACAATTGGTTGAGACCAAAACCATTCAGGTCAATTTATGGAGATAATAATGAGAATAAAAAATAGATTAAGAAGTGCATTTTTAATACACGCCAAAGGACATATTGAAAAACATCTTGCTAATGTTGATGTATTAATGTCTAGACCAGCAGGTATAGGTGAACATGGTGATATTATAAATGAGATAGAAAAAGAATTAAAAGAAGTTGCACATTATGAAGATTTAATAGATGCAATGAAAAAATATTTTCCAGAAGAAGAAAAAAACGAACAAATGAATTTGTTTGAGAATTGACATTTGACAAGAAAGTGATATAATCACATTATGGATTTTTATACTAATGTTGTTCAATGGGGCAACAA